ATTAAAGGTAAATTAGATGAGCAAGATAAAAACAAATGACATTAAAAAGCTGGTAGTTCCAGCTTTTTTTGGCTCTATGAAAAAGTAAAACATATAAGGTTTAAACTTTTTTGGTTATATTTGCTGTAAGTTTAATTAATTAAATCTAGTCATGTCAGAAACCAACAAATCAGAGGGTACTCCAGAACAGGAGATGACTCCTCAAGAGTATCACAAGCTCAGAATTGAAGCTCAGAAAGAGCTGAAGAAAGAAATCTCATTCCTTAAAACAGAGGCTGAATACCAAAGACTTGAAGCCGAAATTGAGGAGAGTAAAGCACGTAGGCTTAAAGCCATTGCTATCCAATATCAATTACAAAACCCTCAGGCTGCTGCTCAACCAGGTCAATATGTACCAGGCAAACCACCAGCCAATGAAGTATATGATCATCCAGTGCCCGGTAAGACACCGTTTGCACCAAAAGATGAGAAGAAAGAACGTAAACTTAAAGTAGAGAAATAATGTTGATCAGAGAAGGCTCAAAAGAAAAAGCAATAATCAGAGAAGTTCAGAAAGAACTGGGTATCAAAGTTGATGGTGATTTTGGCCCTAAGACTAAAAAAGCTGTAATGGCTTGGCAACGTGAAAATCATTTAGTTGCTGATGGTATTATTGGCCCTAAGACCTTAGAAGCAATGGGTATCTTAGATACTGATTTGACCAAGCAATATCTTGACACAGACAACGGCTTACGTATCCATAGGCATCATTTACCTAAAGGTGAATACCTGGAACCACATGAAAGAAAATATGGTCCAGATAATCATTATGTATTCATCCATCACACTGCAGGTTGGAACAATCCTTTCCGTGTAATTGATTCTTGGGGTAGAGATAGTCGTGGTAGAGTAGCTACTGAGTTTGTCGTCGGTGGTCAAAAGATTACTGATGGTAGTGATAGCTATGACGGTCAAGTACTTCAAGCATTTCCTGAAGGATGTCAAGGATGGCATCTTGGAGCAACTGGTTCAGGATTTATGAACAGAGCTTCTGTAGGTATTGAAATCTGCGCTTTCGGTTATCTGAAAAACGGTAAGACTTACGTAGGTACTAAAGCCCGCAAGGACCAAATATCAATCTTAGATGAACCATTCAGAGGTTTCGACCAATGGCATAAATATTCAGATGAGCAATTGAAAGCCACTCAGAAACTTTTAGAGTTCGTTGGAGAAAGAGACCAGATTGATATTCGTGAAGGGCTTGTGCATTGGATCCGTAAACAAGGTCCACAAAAAGCGTTTGGGTTTCAAGAAGATGCTCATAACGGAAAAGTAAAAGGATTGTTGACACACACCAACGTCCGTAAGGATAAGTATGACAACTTTCCACAACCTGAGCTTATAGATATGCTGTTAAGCTTATAAACCAACCAACAATGGCAAAAGTAAATCTAGTAGAGAAAAAGGTGCAGATGGGTCACAGAGACATCATCAAGTACCAATTGATAACGCAGTGTTTCATTAACGGTATCCAGTTAAGTGATTCTGAATTGAATTGCCTTACTCTATTGGGTGCTTATGGTGAATGCGAATTGGCTGATTTTTGCAACTCTGCTGTAGAAGAAAGTATCTTTAAGACAGCTCAAACTGTTAGAAATTTTCTTACTAAAATTGAGAAGAAAACTAAAATGGTGCTTAAGACTGGAACTAGTAGAAAAAAGATCCAGCTTAACCCTGAGTTGAAGATACAATCATTAGGGAATATATTGTTAGACTATAAAATAGTACACGTTGTTACCGAAGAGCAGTAAGCAGTTTTTAAAACCAACAGCGGAAGAACTCGGCCATGAGATTCAAGTAATCAATGACGTGACCGGCTTCTTCTACACCGAGGTCAGAAAGGCTTTGACTGAAATGAGAGGACCTATTGTGCATGTGCCAAATTTAGGATCTTTCAAAGCTAAGCCTGGAGAGTTACCTAAACTGAAAGTGAAGTATGAGAAACATTTAACAGTTCTTCAGCCTGAAACTTTTAATCAGATGGCCACTAAAAAGGATGTGGAAAACCGTTTGGAAAAAGTTAATAATTTGATTAGCTTGATGAAGAGTGAAAAAGAAAGAAGAGCTGAGTTTAACAAACTGAAAAATAAAACCAAATGAGCAAATTAAAAACCATCTGGAATAACCGCAAGAAGATTGCTGAAGGCATGAAGAACAATCTCTTTAAGTCTGAGCATGTTGAGGAGATAGCAGCAGCGCGTATGAAAATATGTAACGCATGCCCTCACCTTGACGTAGAAGGAAGTTCTTGTCTAGCTCCAGGTACCCAACCGTGTTGCAGCAAATGTGGCTGCTCCCTCAAATTTAAAGTCAGATCTCTCTCTTCCGCTTGTGGCGATGAAGAGAATCCCCAGTGGACAGCCCTCCTCGAACAAGAGGAGGAGTTGTCAATCAAAGAACAACTTAATTATAAAGAACCTGATAATGAGTAGGAAGATGGTCATATACACTGGCATAACTGGAATGCGGGAAATTGATAAAGCTATTTACAAAGAAGCTATTATCGTACCTGCAATAAAGCGTGCCGCAGGACTACTTGCTAAAGACTTAATAACAGATCAACAATATGAAAACCTGTGTTCTATGATTGTTTCACCAGATAGAGAAAATATTCTGGTTACTAATACAGTCATGGATGCCAAAGAATCAAACCAAAATGAAAATACACTTCAAAGCAGAAGACCACAGTTACACAAGTACAGATCCAACGGATAATGAAAAATGGCTTAGTGTAACCAGTCTAGTAAAATTATTTAAAGAACCCTTTGATCAAGAGGGTATTGCACTTGCTTGTTCTAAAAGTAAGAAGAGTAAATGGGGCGGTATGACTCCAGAAGAAATAATTGAAATTTGGACTAATGAATCTAACCGAGCAACAGGGCTTGGTAGTTGGTATCACGACCAACGTGAACAAGAAGTGATCATGTGTGACACTTTACAACGTAATGGCATTGATTTACCAATCATAAGACCTCTTGAGCAAGACGGTATAAAACTTTCTCCTGACCAAAGTTTGATGCCTGGTATATATCCGGAACATCTTGTTTACTTAAAGTCTGCAAGACTATCTGGTCAAGCCGATCGCGTTGAGGTAGTAGGAGATAGGATTGACATCTATGACTACAAAACCAACAAAGAAATTAAAACAGAGGGTTACACTAACTGGGAGGGTGTTACTAAAAAAATGCTAGGTCCATTATCTCATTTGGATGATTGTCATTTGACTCATTATTCTTTACAGCTGAGCATATACATGTATATGATGCTCAAACATAATCACAATTTAAAGCCAGGTAAAATGGAAATCCATCATATCACTTTCAAGAAAGAAGGTGAAGATGAACACGGTTATCCAATTGTTGCAGAGGATCCAAATGGAAACCCTATTGTAGATCAGGTTATTCCTTATAAATTAGACTACCTTAAAAAGGAAGTGAGAGCAATGATTAATTACGTTAAACAGCATCCTGAGGTGCTTGAAAGAGGACATGTATGATTAGGTTAATAGACATAGAAAACGGTGTGGTAATACCAACAGAGCACTGTTATGTAATCAAGTGGTTAAAAGCCATCATGGAGGAGTATCCTGAGAAAGATAAGTACATGAGTGCGTATGCGTACATATTTTATATGACGTGTCCTAGCAAGGAAAACCCTCACTATAATGTACCTGAAGATGACAAGGAAGATATAATCATGGAATCAATGGACATTCTCTTTGATACTGAAGATGATGTTATTCAAGAAGCCTTAGAAAAAGCAGCTAAGCTGTATGAGACTACAACTTTGAGAGCTTACATAGGTGTGAAGAAAATGCTTGACAATCTCTCAGATTATATGGGTACTACAAAAATTGAACATGGTAGAGATGGTAACATTTCGGCTTTGATACAAGCAGCCAAAAATTTACCTGCCATCAGAGAATCTCACAAAGGACTTGAGAAAGATTTAGCAGCTGAACAAGATCAGCATGTTCGTGGTGATAAGAAACTTGGATACGATCAATAATGGAACAATTACAGGAAAGAGGCTTTTGGGAAGACGGCATACCTACGTATGAAGCAGGTCAGTGGACTTATACCTTTTTTGAAGATAAGTCAGCGTTCACAGATTTTGTACTTAGTCTTTTTAAAGAGCCTGGCCAATACCAATTTGATGACACTGTATATCTTTTCAATGCTGAGGCAAGAAAGTTTGAGAAAGATGAAATCTACTGTGCAGCTCCTTTTAAAAGTAAAGATTTTATAGCTTACTGGGATAGTGAGAAAGAGAAGTGCCGTAGAGGTGTTATCTTTAAGAGTGGTGAAATGACATGGTATCTTCCAAGAGAGTATTACATGTGGGTCAATTTCTTGAGGATCTACGAAAAAATTACAAAGAAGTATCGTTTTGCAAGTGTATGGGATGTACAGTATCACATGGCTTTGTATGAGTTATTGGCTGAACTGCACGGAATGCATGCAGCGATCGTGAAGAAACGTCAGATTGCATCTTCCTATTATCACTGTGCTAAGCTTATTTGTGAACTTTGGTTTGAGGAAGGACCTACTCTTAAAATTGGCGCAAGTGAATCGCGTCACATTGATATGGATGGATCCTGGGTATTCCTGGATGAATATCGAGATTTCCTGAATGCATATACTGCATGGTATCGTCCAATGGATCCAGCTAAGGTAAAGAACTGGCAACAACGTATCAAGGTTGAGGAAAGAGGTCGTGACAAGTACATTGGAAACAAGGGTCGTATGATTGGACTTTCCTTTGAGAAAAGTGCTACCAAAGGTGTCGGTGGTGCCTGTAGATACTTCTTTTATGAAGAGGCTGGTGTAGCACCAACTATGGATAAGTCATACATCTATATGCTTTCTGCAATGGAAGCCGGTGAGATTTCTACAGGAATGTTTATTGCGGCAGGTTCAGTAGGTGAATTAAAAGATTGTGATCCACTGAAGGAATTTATCCTACATCCAAGAAGGAATCAGATATATCCTGTTACAACAAACCTTATTGACGCAAAAGGTGCGATAGGTGAAACAGGATTGTTTATTCCTGAGCATTGGGGTATGCCGCCTTATATTGATGACTGGGGTAATTCACAAACTGAATTAGCCTTAGAAGCCCTGGATAAAAAATATGAAGAGTGGAAAAAGACATTATTACCAGAAGCTTATCAGCTTAAGATATCACAAAGACCACGTAACATAGAAGAGGCATTTGCTTTCCGTGAGGAATCTAAATTCCCGCAACATCTTGTCTCGGCACAAATGCGCCGTATAGATGAAAGAGAATACCCGTATGAATTCATTGACCTTCAGGAAAATGATGACGGTGTGATTAAGGCTCGTAAAACTAACAAGCTTCCTATATCAACTTTCCCAGTAGATCCTAAACTGGAAGATAAGACTGGTGTCTTGGTTGTATACGAGCGTCCTGATAAAGATGCTGAATGGGGTACATACATTGCTTCCATTGACCCGGTTGCTGAAGGTAAGACTGTAACATCCGATTCATTGTGTTCCATTTACGTGTACAAAATGCCTGTTGAAGTTACCAGAGTAACTGACCAAGGAGTTGAAAATTTTGTTGAGGGTGATAAAATAGTTGCATCATGGTGTGGTAGATTTGATGATATCAACAAAACACATGAGCGTTTGGAATTAATAATCCGTTGGTATAATGCGTGGGCGTTGGTAGAGAATAACATCTCTCTATTCATTCAGCACATGATCGGTAAGCGACTTACTAAGTTCCTTGTACCAAAGAATCAGGTAGTGTTCCTTAAAGAGGCTCAGGCGAACAAGAATAGCTTCCAGGAATTTGGATGGCGTAACGTAGGAACTCTCTTCAAAGGAAACATTTTAAATTATCTTATTGAGTGGTGTTCAGAAGTTATTGATGAGGATTTAGATGATGAAGGAGTAATCCTTAAAAAATATCACGGCATCAGAAGAATACCAGACATCATGGCTATGAAGGAGATGCAAGCCTATAGAGATGGAGTCAATGTGGATAGAATTGTTGCTCTAGCATCACTTGTAGCATTTGTGAAAATACTGCAATCTAACAGAGGTTATAAGAAACGCGTTGACAATGAGACGCAAATAGACTTGCAAAAGTCCCAAGAAATGTATAAATTAAAGAGTAACCCTTTTTCTAATTTAGGCCGTTCCAAAAGGAATAGTACAAGCCGTAGAAAAGGTGGTGGATTTAAACACATCAGATGAAGATATACAACGCTTTACAATTAAAAAATGGGGCCAAGACGAAAGCAAACCGTCTTTACAACGTTTCTCAACCGCTTCAGTTTATACCAGGTAAAGAGAAAGACCAGGAGTGGGCTGCGTGGAATATGGATTGGCTTGAATGGCAAGGCTTAAAGGATATCAGATCCAACGCACGCCGTCTCATGAAAAACTATAAGCTTGCTAAAGGTATCATAGACAAGACTGATTACATTGTCGAGGAAGACAATGAAATGAGAGACCTAGTTCAACAGCTTGCTGATGACGAACCTGGAGCATTAGAGCTGAAGTTTTACCCAATCATACCAAATGTAATCAACGTTCTGGTATCTGAGTTTGCTAAACGTGATAAGAAAGTTTCATTCAGAGCCTTGGATGAATACACATACAATGAAATTAAAGAAGGTAAAAGAAGCCAGATAGAAAATGTCCTTGTTAAAACTGCTGAGGCAAAATTGATTAACAAGATGATTGAAGCAGGTGCTGATCCGAATGATCCAGAAATTGCACAACAACTTCAACAACAAACTAGCTTAGAAAATCTTAAGACATTACCCGAGATTGAAGACTTCTTTAACAAAAGTTATGAAGTGGTTGCTGAGAAATGGGCGGCCAAACAATACAAAATTGACTATGAGCGCTTCCACATGGATGAGCTTGAGGAAAGAGGCTTTAGAGATTCACTAATTACAGACAGAGAATTCTGGCATTTCCGAATGCTTGAAGATGATTATGACATTGAGCTGTGGAATCCTGCTCTTACATTCTACCACAAATCACCAGACGTTAGATACATATCTCAAGGAAACTGGGTTGGTAAGATTGAAATGATGACTGCTTCAGACATCATAGACAAATATGGATGGCTGATGACTAAAGATCAAATGGACTCTTTACAGTACCACTATCCAATTCAAGCGGCAGGTATCGCAAATTCAGGTTACCAAAATGACGGTACATTTTATGATTCTACTAGGTCTCATGAATTTAACGTTGGCGCTCCTAGTTTAGCGTATCGTCAGTACACATCAGTTAGAGATAATTTTGTCAATAATGGTAATGACATAATTGAGTGGGTTCTTGGAGAATCAGAAGATTACCTGGATCAAGGTTCTGCTAACATGTTACGTGTTACACAATCCTATTGGAAATCACAAATGATGGTTGGTCATTTAACTAAGGTTGACAATCTTACAGGAAAAACTTCTGGTGCTATTATCACAGAAGATTACAAAGTAACTGACAAGCCTATTTACAATACTCAACTTATCAAGAATAAGGATAAGAGAAATCTTATACAAGGTGAGCACATTGAATGGATCTGGATTAATCAAGTTTGGGGTGGTCTTAAAATTGGACCTAATCAACCAAGCTATTTCGGAGTAGAGAATGAGAAAGGCCTTAATCCTATTTACCTTGGGATTAATCAAAATGAAATCAGACCTTTGAAGTTCCAATTCAAAGGAGACAAGAATTTATACGGTTGTAAGTTACCGGTTGAGGGAAGAGTATTCTCAGATCGTAACACAAGATCTACCTCACTGGTAGACTTAATGAAACCACACCAGGTTGGATTCAACATGGTGAACAATCAAATTGCGGACATACTAGTTGATGAAATTGGTACCGTGATTATGCTTGATCAAAATGCATTACCTCGTCACTCACTAGGTGAAGATTGGGGTAAAGGAAATTATGCTAAGGCTTACGCTGCAATGAAAGATTTCAGTGTTCTGCCACTTGACGGTAGTATTGCCAACATGGAGAACGCTTCTCAATTCAGCCACTTTCAGCAAATAGATTTATCTCAGACTAATCGATTGATGAGTAGGATCCAACTTGCCAATTACTTTAAGCAAGAAGCTTTCTCAGTAGTTGGAGTAGGACCTCAACGTATGGGACAGCAGATGGGTCAG